GTGGAGGAGCGTGGACGCGTCGTCTCGGTAGCACATGTGAGTGACGCAGCTCCCGCAGAACTCACACTCGATGCACTCGGCGAGCAGCCGGGGGTCGACGAGGGCCCCGAAGCGTGCCGTGTACCGGTGGTTGGCGCACGGCGACTTCCAAACCAGGGCCATAGTCAGCCCTCTCCGCCAGGCCTGTATGCGGGACTTCCGAGGAGCCGGTCGATGGGGGCGGTGTACCCGCGCATGCTGCCGAGGTTCTCGTCGATGATCGCGGTGATGGCGTCGTTGGCTTCGCCCTCCCAGTGGTCGAGGACTTCCGCGCGGCGGATGACCTCACCGAGTTCCTTGAGGCGTTCGGTGTCCTCACAGATGCCCTCTACGAGATCCCGGATCATCTGCACGGCGATCTCCCGGGCGGCCTGCGCGGCCGGGCTCAGCGCCTCCACCACGTCGGGGAGTACGACGCCCTGCTCGTCGACGAGGACGAGCCCGTGGAAGCCGAAGCGGCCGAGGAGGTAGCGGCCGGGCTTGCGGCCTTCGACGAGGCCAGCCATGTCGTACTCGCCCATGCGGTGGGTGCGGCGGGCGATGTCGCAGCGCTCGCCGTCAGGGCAGTCGGTCGGATGGGTCCAGTCGATGCTGCGCTCGCCGTCGATGTCGGTGACGGTCAGGTGGTGCGGGTGGCCCATGCCTTCTCCCTCTTGGTGGCTTGCCACCAAGCTTGCCGCACCCTTTGACCGGTGGCAAGCCACCTGCCATGATTCGCCCATGACCAGCGAAGAAGAACGCCGCAAGCAGCACAGGCACCGCCACAAGCAGCGGGTACTGCGCGGCATCGACGACGACCTGGTCAACGACTTCGACGCAGCCACCCGCAGCATGGGCAGCGACCGCAGCCACATCACGCGGCAACTTTGGGAGTGGTACCTACGGCGCCCCGGCGCCGAACTGCCCGAACGGCCAGCCGCCGCAGAGAACGACGACACCACCGCTTAGGATCCTGCGGTGGCTGACATCGACTTCCCCCCGGATCTGCTCGCGCTGGAACGTTCCGCCTGGGAGGCGATCCAGGCCGGCACGCTGACCGTGGACACGGCGCGGGCCGTTCAGGAGGCGGTCGCCGCCTTCGCCGAGCAGGCCGGGATCCCGCGGTACGACGTCGAGATGGGGCTCAAGCGGACCGTCCGGCACCCGGCGGCCGCGGCCGCCTGACAGTCGAGTGCCCCGCTCGGGCATCACTCCGGCGGGGCCCCTCAGCAGCAACAACCCGACTAGATCGCTGGGATGTTCACACCAGCTTACGAGCCGCCACTGACAACGGGTGCCCCTCGCCGACGGGGATGAAAGCGAGGGGCGGCCTCAGTCTCGCAGCTGGGGCGGACCGTCGGGCCAGGACGCGAGCTCCCGCTGCACCAGCTCGTCGACGAGAGTGATGCGCACCCCGGGCCTGCCGCGCTCACCGATCCACGACGTGAACCGCTTGCGCGCGGTCTCCTCCTCGGCCCACCAGCCCTGCATCGCGGGCCGGCCGTCGAGGGTCAGGCAGAGGTGATAGCGGTCGTCCACACGGTCAGCCTGCCACGCCGCCCGACCCGGGCCACTGTCAGACCCACCAGCGATGATGACCGCATGAAGAACTACGGCCTCACCTGGACCGACCCCGACGGCGTCCCCCGCGCGGCAGCCGTCAGCTACGACAAGGGCAGCGCCGACAGCCGGAAGGCGCGGCTTGAAGCCGAGGGGTGCACCGCAGTGGAGGTCGTCGAGACGAAGCCGGGTGAGCGGCTCCAGCCAGCGAGCTAAAGTGCGGCCCCATGACCGCAGCCTCGTTCCCTTTTGCCGCAGCCCCGGATGGATGGCGAGTGGCCATCAAGTGCCCAGGCGACAAGACCATCATGGTGATGCCGATCGTCGGGTGGGCCAGCCCGGTTCACGGCATGCGACGGACCGACGAGGCGCTGGCGATAGAACCCGTGATCCTCTTCGACAACGTCGACGACCCGCTGATCACGACCCTTGCCGACACGCTCCACGACTGGACGGACGGCGAAACCCTGCACCAGATCATGGCGCCAGGCTTCTCGGTCCGCGAAGTACCCGCTGGCTGGTCAGTGCGGGAGTATGGCGACTAACGCACGAGCGCCCCGCCCGCAAGGGCGGGGCGCAAGGCTGGACACGATCTCAGTCGTGGGTGGGTTCAGCCGCGGAGTCTGCCTGGGATGCCTCCACGCGCAGCATGCTCAGCGCGCGGGCGCGTGTCCCGTCGCTGGTCCTCTTGCCCGCTCTCCTGAGGCCGACCTTGCGATACTTCTCCACCATCTCGGTGCTGGACCAGTCTCCAGTGATCTCCTTAATCTCTCCGGCCGTGTAGCCGTTAGCGCCAAGATCGGTCGGCACGCCAGCCCGCAGACCGTGGGCGGTGACATCGGAGGCGACGTCCAGCTCGGCCTTCGCGGCGATCTGCTTGACGAGTACGTTCACGGCCTGCCTCGTCAGCCCCCACCCCTTCGGGCTGATCGGCCCCAGATTCCCCCACTGATCGACAGTTCGAAGCAAGGGCAGGTGGCGTCCGCCCTGGCCGGCCTGTGCGAGTTCGGAGATCCATTCACGAACGGCCGTGAGGCAGGCAGGGTCATCGATTTCGTACTCGCGCCCGTCGTCGGACTTGTCGTTCTTGCTCACCCGCTTCACCGCCACGAGGAGCTCCGCGCTGACGAACTCCAGATCACCTATGCGTAGTTGCGAGAGTTCGGACGCGCGAGCGCGCATGTAGTAGCCGAGGAGCAGGAGGGCCTGGTCACGCTTCCCTGCGGCGGTCTCTGTGTCGCACGTCTTGAGCATCAGGCGCAGGCGTTCCAAGTCCAGAGGGGCGGAGGACTTCTGACCGCGACCTGCCTTCTGCCAGACATACCTGTGATCCTGGTAGATCTTCAGGGCGGCTGCCTGGTCGGGGTGCTGCTCATATCCGGCTCGCGCGTTCATGTGCCTGACGGCGGCAATGCTCAACCGCAGAACCCCGGGTTGCGTGTCCCGCCTGCGCAGGTAGGAGATGTACGAGGTGAGGTTCTGTTCACTGGTAGGCGGCCCTGGAGTACGCCCGCTACTGACGCACCAGCGAGCGAACGCCTTCCAACGATCCTGGTAGGTGAGGCGCGTGTTCTCACGCCCGCTGTTCGCGAGATCTTCGGAGGCTTCCGCGGTGAGGGTGGCGTTGATGTCGACGGCAACCGGCAGGCTCTCCACGGCAGGGTCGACGAGTTCGGCTTCGTGGACGATCTCGACTTCGGTGTTCATACGGTGAGCCGTTCAACTGCGGACTGGATGACGCCTCCCGGGTCGGCCATCGCGATGCGGTCCTCCATGGACTCGTAGAAGAGCAGCCAGATGTCACTCGATCCATAGGGCCAACGGGCGACGATCCCACCCTCGGCGAGGTGCAGGAAGGTTCGCGAGGCGTCGGTGTGACCAATCTCCAGGGGCGCGCAGTTCGTCCAGGAGCACAGAGGGTGTTCGGACTCGTTTCCGTCTCCGTCGATCCACGGCATCACGCTGTCGCCGTCCCAGGAGAGGAGCGCGTCACCGTCGTGGCTGTTTCCTTCGTAGACCTCGGCGGCGAACTCGGCCGGCAATCCTTCGGTGAGGCGCCTTTGGTTGCCGTCCCGGTCGGCATCCCTGCCGGGTGCGGCGTCCACCGGGATGGTCAGCTTGGTGACCTTGCCTGTGGCCACCAGGTAATGGACGCGTGAGTAGGCAGCGACCTGCCCGTCGGTCCAGCCGCCGTAGGGCTGTCCGATCGCGTTGGTGTACTCGATGCCTGCGCGGTCCTCGATCATGTTGCGGTAGCTGGCTATGAGCGAGCGTCCTTCACCGGTCTCGCGGAGCTTCCTGGCGTAGTTCTCTGAGATCTGCGCGTGCATCGCTCGCCCCATGCGGGCCTCCGGGATGTTGGCGGATTGGTGCTGACAGCCTATCAATCTCACCTTCCATAAGTGGAGTTATGGAAGGTGAGTCAGTTGTTCGATTCCGCGAGGGGCGTTTCTCCCCTCCAACTTGACGCCGTCGCTAGCCTCCGAGCATGAGCACTTACCGAGGGACCGTCATCCTTCAACTCGCGGACTCAAAGCCCGCGGCGGCAGCCGACCTGACGAAGGATGAGGCCGGCTCCTGGGCCGGAACTCTGATCTTCCCGTCCGAGACCCGGACCCCGGAGCTCCTCAATCTGACCGAGTGTCAGCTGTGGGTCCACGGTCGCGAGGGTTCCTTCGTCCGCCCGGACACCTCGGACTGGGTCAACTCCCCCACCGGCCAGTTCCGCATCCGGATCCTGGGAAGCGGCGACGCACCGTTCTAGCCTCGCTACTCTCCCGGCATGACTGAACGAGCGCGTTTCCATTCCGGCGACGGCCGGCACCGCTACGTCGGGCCCGCGACGGTCACGCTTCCCGACGGACGGGAAGTCTCTGTCACCGCATCCCTGGTGCTGCGCTACGACCCCAGTCGCACCGACAACCGAGAGTCCGACAGAGACAGCACCTGGGCTGGCAGCGTCACGCTGGCCGACTCGTCCAGCGATGTCGACTTGTTCGATGCGGCGCCCGGGGTGTTGCGGATGCCAGACGGCCGCGAGAGCGAGTTCATGGCGACAAGCGGTGTAGGCGAAGTTGGCCTTGCGGGACTCGGCCCGGCGCCCTTCGTGAAGCCTCAGTCGTGAGACCGGAGAGCCGACGCCTGTCGCCTCCGGCCCTCCGCTCCGCTAGCTGAGCGGGCCTCCCACCGTCAGGCCGTCCACTTGCCCAGGGCGCGAAGCAGGACGATGACCGCTTCCTGGGCGAGGACGTCGTCGCCGACAAGGCCAACGAGGTGCTCTCGCGGAGTGAGGGGCCGCGGATCCAGGTCGCCTTCGTCGGGGATGAGTCCGGCGGCGATGAGAACTTCAGTGGTCTTGCAGCCGAGCACCCGGGCGATGGCGGTGCAGGTCTTGATGTCGGGTACCGCATTGTCACGCAGCACGCGCGAAACGATGCTCTCGCCAAGGCCGGCGTCGCGGGCGAACCGCGACTGGGTGCCGTACTTGCCGAAGTCGTACCCGCGAAGGGTTAGTTCCCTGGTCAGCCAGGAACTGAAGGGATGTTGCTGCGTCATAGCGGGACCGTACAGGCTCCCTGCTCCCGACGCCCACGACGAGACGCCCCCGCTCCCCCGCCGGTTGGCAACGAAGCGGGTCCGATAACGCACAACCCCAAAGCGCCCCGCCCCCCGTTCTGGGAGCGGGGCTTGTTCGTTGAAGGTTCACATTTCGTTACGGTTTCATCACCGTAGATCCACAGCTCTTACAAAATTCTCACCTGCACCGTTACGTTCATCCCTCCACGCACCACCCCTGGGGGAACGCATGTCGCACAACCAGCCGCCGCCGTCGGGACCCACCTGGGGCCAGGTGCCGCCGCCTCCGATGCCGCCGCAGCCCGCTGGCCTCCCGAAGTGGGCGCGTAAGCGCATCGCCATCCCCGCCGCTGCTCTCATCTTCTTCGTCGGAGTCGGCATCGGCTCTTCTGGTAGCGACCAGAAGACGGCCGCCGACGCGAAGCCCGCGCCGCGCGTGACCGTCACTCAGACCGCTGCGGGCAAGGGGAAGCCGGCGCCGGCCCCGACGGTGACCGTGACGAAGACCGCCAAGGCGGCAACCACGAAGGCCAAGCCGAAGAAGACGGAAGCAGCCGCACCCAAGGACAAGGTCGTGTTCAAGGTGTGGGGTTCCGCCCCGGCTGGCGTAGACATCACCTACGGCAGCGACTCCGACAACATTCAAGGCCGCGGTCTGCCGATGACGAAGACGCTCCCGCTGAAGGACGACGCCATGTACTACAGCGTCACCGCGCAGCTCCAGGGCGGCGGCGACATCCACTGCTCGGTGACCGTGGACGGCAAGACCAAGACGGGCCACGCCGTCGGCAGCTACAACATCTGCTCCGCGCAGCTCAGCGGCGGCCTGTTCGGCGACTGGAGCTAGACCCCCTGCACGACGAAGCGCCCCGCTCCCCCGCCATTGAGGCGAGAGGAGCGGGGCGCTGGCTTGTTCGCACAGCAGGTGAGCGGGACCAACTCCCTGTACGCTCGCGCGCCATGAACATCCCCTGGCTGGAGATTGCTGGCCTGTCCGCTGCCGCCCTCAGCGCGGTCGCTGCTGTCGGATCGTGGAAGTCAGCCCGTACCTCAAACGACACCGCCGTCATCGTTGCTCGGATCGAGGAGGACCGGTGGCATGCGGATTTGCTCCCACAGTTTCAGCTTGCGATCGAGCGCACGGAAGGCGATCGGGCCACGCTCAGCGTGCGCTTGATCGGGCCGCTTCCGCTCTGCAGCCTGGACGAGATCCGTATCAAGATCATGCCCAGCGACGATATGGCACGGCTTGAGCGACCCCCTGGCCCACCGTCCCAAGCGGAGCTCGACGCCCAGGTATGGGGGCCTCTCCGGTTCACGTATGGCGCCGACGGCGCGGACGTTGACGGCCAGACCGTTAGCCCGATCGCTCTGCAGGTCGGTGCGGGGCGTCCGTTCAGTCTTGAGCTCACGCGGCCTCCGCACTGGCAGCAAGGCGATGACAGAGCCAGCCGCTGGCGGGACCAGTGGTTGAACAAACCGATGCGGCTCGTCCTGACCTGTCGGCGTGAGGGCTTCAAGGAGTGGACGGTCCCTGTCGAGGTCGAGGTCCCAGGGACGCCGCGTATGCGCTGGGTTGGCTGACAGCCAGCGGTCCGCGTAACAGCCCTGCAACCGCCCATCCCCGTCCGTCCCGTCTGTCCTACGGTGTCCCGACTAGCTCAACCCTGGGGGGACATATGCGCGTTCGCGCGACGGCGGCGACGGCCGCTCTGCTTCTGGCTGCACTTACCGCTTGCGGAGGCGGAGACGACAGCAGCAACGACAAGGCCAACGCTCAGGAGTCCGCGGCTGGCGAGACCGTGCCGAGTGAACAGCCGAGCGGCCAGGTCGAAAAGGGGCTGAAGTTCGGGACGCCAGCCCAGACGACGGGCGACGGCGGAACAGGCGTCCTGGAGATCACCCCGGACACGGTGGTGTTCACGAAGGAAGCCTCCGGTGAGGCCGCGGCGAATGGGGTGTTCGCCGTCGTCACGATGAAGGACAAGGCAATGACTGCGGTTGCCGCCGACGAGCCCGCACCGATCAGCGGCGGTGGATGGAAGTGGATGGCGGCGGACGGGGAGATGGTCGCCTTCGACGCCGGCAACTCGTCGAACGTGACCATGGACAAGTACAACAACGCCGACCCCGTCCAACCCGGCTCGTACCAGTGGCGGTCCCAGGCCTTCGACCTCACGCCAGCACAGGCGAAGGGCGGGACCCTGATCTACATCGACGGTGAAGAGAAGGCGTTCCGGTGGGACATGCCGTCCACGGACAGCGGGCCGAGCGTCGCTGAGGTGAAGAAGCAGCTCGCGTCCTGAAACGGCAGAGTGCCCCCGCGGCCTGCCGAAGCAGACTGCGGGGGCACTGTCATGCAGGTTCGTCGACCAGGTCAGGCTCCTGGAACGGGTCGATACTTGGTGGTGGAACCTCGGTCGGCACGGGCTGTTCCTCGAGCCTGCCAGCGGAGAACAGCGAGGTGGCGTCCGCCGCCGCGTCGTCGCGGCGCGGTGACCGCGGGATTGGCTCAGGCATCGTCAGACTCCAGTTCGATCACGGTGTTCACGCTGAGCTTTCAACAGGATGCGGATCCGCTGGAGGATCAACGCGCTGATGGCGAGGGCCAGCATCGTTCGGACTCCCCGCATGACCACGGCGAAGCATCCGTCCGGCCAGAGACTGACAAGCACCGTGTACAGGAAAAGTGCGCCGATCGCGGCCGGCAGCCCCATGAGGTTGCGGCCAGTTCCGGAATGCCACCAGGACGCCTTCAGATGATAGGTCAGGCAGAAGGCGGCGCAGACCAGGGCCGCGATCGCCGAGCCGGCGACGTTCACCCACTGGTCGACGCTCAACTCACTCATGGTGCTGCTCCCCGGAACAATTCTTCGATCTTCTCCCGGAAGTGGTTTTCCTCCCGGGCCCTTCTCAGCGTCGCGGCGATCGCGTCTACGGCCGGCCTGCGGGCTTCTGCTTGCTGGCGGGCGTTCTGGGCGTGGGCGAGCGCTACTTCGGAGTCGGACGGTTGAGCGTCGTCACGTCCGTGCACGAGGCGTCGGATCCAACCGATCACCGCCGTTCACCTCCCCCTCGTCCGCGTGCCCCGGGTGGGGCAGGGCGGTGAGGATGTGGCCGCCGAGCTTGGCCATCTCCAGGAGCTCCCCGGTCTGGTCGTGCTCGGCCTGACGGGCCTTCTCGGACTCCAGATATGCCGACCTCCAGTTGTCGCGGTCGGTGATGACGTCCTCGTGCGTGCGTCTGGGAATGAGCCGGCCGGTCAGGATGAGGAGGACGACAAGCGTGAGGAGGGCGCCGAGCCCGGCGTCACTCGCGTTGATGCCGAAGATCTCGCTCACGGGGCGCCCTCCCCCAGTCGTAAGCTGCCCACCCGGTCAGACGCCTGCCGCCGGGCCAGCCTTCACGGGACTGGACTGCTCGAGAGCGACCGCGGGCACGGGGGCCGTCACCTCGCGGTGCTCGAACAGGGCCAGGATCGCGGCGACGAGGGACATCCATCCGGCCTGCTGCTCGGCAGACAGGTCGAGACCGAAGCCGACGAACAGAGCCAGGCCGGCCGAGGCGAGCTGAAGGATGGCCGCGCCGAGGGCGCCGTTGCGCAGGACGACGGCGGAGGCGACTGCGACGAGGCACGACAGCACGGTGTTGATCAGCGTCTGCTGGTCGCCGCTGACGTCGAGCCCGTAGGCGGCGGCCAACTTCAGGGCGATGGCCACAGCTGCCAGCAGGTAGACGGGCTCTCTGCCGAATATCTTCACGATGGTCTCGATTCTGCTCGTAGGTCGGGGGCTACTTGGCGAGCCGGTCGGCGAGGTTCGCGGCGACCTTCTCGGCGATGAGGTCAACGAGGTTGGTGCTCGCGGCGACCTGGTTGGCGAGGGACGCGATCTGGACGTCGGTGATACCGACAGCGCCGAGCCCGGCCTCCACGTTCTTCACGCGGGCGAGGGTCTCGCGGACCCCTTCGACACTTGCCTGCACGGCGTACTTCGCTGTCCAGGTCGGATTCGCGACGGTCTTGCCGTCGGCAGCGAAGTAGTCGACGTTGTTGTACGGCGGCCGGGCAGCGGGGATCACGTCCCGACCCCACACACGGTCGAGGTCGCCGTCCTCCAGCACGCCACCACCAGCGATGAGCTTGGTCGCGACCGCTGCGGCGATCTTGTTGATGTCGTCCGTGGTCAGGGCCACGTCGTCCTCCTGAGTGGGTCCTGCTGCGAGGGTGGCCGTGACGTCGGCACGAACGCCGGACATGGCCATGATCCTTCCGGGGGCGTAGCCGGGGTCCCACTTGTCGGAGGACCATTCGCCGTGCGCGATGACGGACAGCGCGTCCTCGCCCCAGTCGCCGTTCTCGGGCCGGGAGTGGAAGTCGAGGATTGCGGCCGACAGCTTCAGGGCCGTCTGGTACTGGATGTCGGCCATCTGCTGGCTGCCGGAGTACTGGATTTCGACGCCGTAGAAGTGGGCGTTGCCGTCGACTCCGTTGCTGTTGCCGCGGGTCGGGTGCAGCTGGCCGCTGTAGTCCTCGTCGATCACGTGCTGCAGGACTGTCGGGTCCCCGCCGCCGGCGTGGTTGGCGCGGCCCCAGCCGACGAGGTACACGACACCGTCGGCGCCGATGGAGAAGTGGCAGAGCGGGCCGGGCAGGTCGGCTAGGCCGTTGTAGAGAGTGCTGGAAGCGTAGGCCTTGGCGTTCGCGGCGCCGACGGACGCGCCGGTGTGGTGCCAGATGAAGCCGTTCACCGGCCCCCAGACGCCCTTGCTGTTGCGGTTGTGCGTGGCCCAGCCGGGGATCTCGACGTACTTGAGGCCCCACTTCTTCAGCTGGGCAACGACCTGTGCGGCTGTCATTGGCGCGGCCAAGGCAGACCCCTTTCAGGCGTGAAAAAAGCGCCCTCTGGGGCGCGGGCTGTGGCGGTGCGGGGGTTAGAGGCTGGCAGAGCAGCCGTTGAAGCCGATCCATGGGGGTTTCGCCGTGGCGGTGGTGCCGTACAGGTCGAGCTGTCCGCCGGTAGTGATGTCGAGCTTCAGCGTGATCCGGTCCGATGCCACATCGGAGCAGGGGACGACGATGGTGCGGAGTGTCGATGGACGCGCCGAGGCGGGCAGGAGCGTCGAGTTGAGGGTGAAGTGGTCCGGCATGCTGCTCGGATAGGAGCTGCGGGAGATACCGCCCCGGAACATGATCGTGTCGTCGCCTGCGAAGTTGACGATGCGGTACTGGAATGACCCCTGGCTGTTGCCGTTCTGCGCCCAGCCCGACGCAAGGTTGATCGTCGTCCAGGTCCGGCTGGCGACCGACACCGTCACCCAGGCGGTGCCGTCATACAGGTCGAGCCGGTCGACGTCCTGTAGCCACGTCAGCATCCCCTCGACCGGGGCTTGCGTGCCGACGAGCGTGGCACCGCGCGCGGACGCCGACGCGAACCGCAGAATGCCGCGGGGGATGACGCCGGCCGCGAGGTCGGCAATCGCCTTGGGCAGGTCCGGTGCATCTGTCAGCGACGCGAGCGAGATGCTCTGGCCGTAGGCGTCCGTGGTGCTCAACGCGGCCTCCTAGTCGATCGTGTATTGCAGGCCATTGAGGGACACCCACGGCGGCCGGATGATCGGCGTCGTGTAGGTGTCAGACGTGCTGGTCGTCGTACCGATGACGCGCATCTGCCCGTCCGGCCTCGCATCGACCTTCAAAGAGAGGGACGACGAGGTGGAGGCAGAGCAGGCCGCGGAAAGCGACCGCGTGGACGGCGGCCTCAAAGCAGCTGCCACCGCAGCGCTGAGGAAGTCGCCGGAGTTTTGGATCGCATTCGACGCGTAGGTGATGCCGAGGCCGCCACGCCACTGCATGAAGCGAGTGCCGGCGACGATGGCCAGCCGGTACATGACGTCGCCGTTCGTGTTCCCGTCGTGCGTGAACCCGGTCGCCAACGTCGGCTTCACCCAGACGGTCTCCGTGCCCGCCGACAGACGTCCGTGCGTGATCCAATTGCCGCTGCTGGACTGGCCGATGACGACGACGTCGCCGACGAGCGGGTTCTGGTAGGTCTCCATGCGGCGGACCTTGAGGCCGTCCGCCGTGACAGTCCCGTCAGAGGCGACTGCGGAGACGGTGGCGAGACGCCAGTCCGAGCCGCGCACTGTGGGCGCCTTCTCCCCAGCCCGTTTCGCCCGCTGCGCGAGCGCGTAGGCGAGGTCGCGGGTGCTGGCGTGGGAGGACTTCACGCATCCTCCTTGGCGCTGATCGTGCTGATCGGGAAGTCGCCGCCCTCATCCAGTGGCACGCTGAAAGAGGCGGCCTGGTGGAGTTCGCGACTGCCGTCCTCGTGCGTCACCCGAAAGACGTCGCCCGGTTCGAGCGCCGGGTTCGGCAGGCTACTGATGTCGCCGGTGGCGTTCGGGGCCTTCGCCTGCGCGAGCTTCAGATTCGCTGCCTGCTGGCAGGCTGCCATGGAGATCAGTGTCGACGAGCTGTAGAAGTCGGGCCGGCGACCGAACGGGCCGCCCCAGTAAGTGGGGCTCCCGGTGTCGCCGTCGGTGGCCAGGTAAGAAACGGGCGGGACTCCGTCGGCCGTGTTCTCGCCGTAGGCGAGGATGCCGTTGTGGACGCCGTCGCTGGACATGGCCCGGTTAGCCGAGATGTAGACGCCGCCCTCGACAGCCTCCACCGCCCACACAGGCGGCGTCGTGAGCAGGTCCGGCAGTTGCGCGATGATGAACACGCCGTCCGCGTTGGAGTACACCTCGGCACCCGCAGCGGCGGCGATCTCCTGGCAGCCTGCCCACGGATCAGCCTGCACATCGAAAGCGCGGGTTCCGATGGGTACGTCGACGATCTGACTGATCACGTCGGCGCCGGGCAGGCTGCGCTGGATGAGTGCGGTGATGGCGCCGACGACGGTGCCGGTAGCGGTGTAGACGGCCGTGAGCTTGTCGTCGGCGACCGCCGCTTCCAGGGCTTTCCCGGCCAGGGTGACCGGCCCGTCGTTGACATCGCCATCGACCGAGTCGAGCCTGAACACGCCGAGCGGCACGAGCTCCTGAGAGCCATCTCCGTACTCGACGCCGCGGGCGACACGGAGGCGGGCGCCGTAGGTGGCGAGCTGGTCGGATGCGGCTCGCGGGATCAGCGTCGGATCAGCGATCGTGACCGTGCAGGTACGACGGATCGCCTGGGAGCGGTCGACGTTGACGGAACCGCCCGTGTGCTCCAGGTCCACAACCTGTCCGCTGTTGAGGAACAACTGCACCCGTGTAGCGATGCGGTGGGACTCGGCGAGGCGTGCCAGGAACCGATCGGAGACGGGGTACACGGTTCACCCCCGCCGGTCGAGGAGCACGTCCTCCCACGTCGTGTACGTGGTGCGAACGTCCTGCCACGTATCGAATTCAGTGAGTTCGTCCTGCCAGGTGCGGCCGGCTGCACCGTTCACGACCGTGGTGATGGGCATGTCGGTCTCGGTGAGCGGTAGCGTCCACGTCCGCCACTGTTCCTGGGCGAGTCCACCCACTCGACCCTCGGTGATCTGGGCGACGGCGACGTACATGTCGTCGACGCCCATCCCGGGTACGGCCTGCCACAGCAGCGTGTTCCCGGAGTCGAGCAGCAGGTGCAGGCTGCGGCGTTCCTCGTCGGAGCGGGTCCACACGGCGAGGTCTCCCTCGAGGCCGTTTCTGCGACCGGACAGGACGACCTTGTTGCGCCGGCCGCGGACCACGAACGTCGCCTGCTCGATGGGGCGCTGCCAGTCCGGGGCCGTCTGTACCAGCACCTTCAGGTTGCGCTGCGGGTTTCCTGGGTCCTTCAGCCACGCCTCGTTGACGTCCGCGAGGGTGACGCGCACGTAGGCGCTGGTGCGGTTCGTTGAGGCGAGAGAGCCTGGCGGGCTCTGCTCGATCGTGTAGCGGACCAGCGTGTTCAACGGTGCTTCATGGTCCTCGATGACGACCAGGTCGCTGGTGATGGGCTGGCGGTCCACGAGCCCGGAGCTGCTGCGCACGAGGGAACGAGAGCCATCGGTTGTAACCCGGTAGACCGACAGTTCGTAGTCGACGGTGAGCTCTCGCAGGGTGAGGCTGATGTAGCCGCCGTCGTCGACGGCCACCGCTTCCGTCTGCGGGAGAACCTGCCACAGAACTGCCTGGTCGACGTGGAGGATGCTGCTGGTTGCCGAGGCAGTGACGAGCAGGTCGATCGCGGCCTGCGTCGCCCCGGCCGGGGCGACCGCATCGGAGTTGATGGCGTACCAGCCGCCGCCGGAGACCGCCCATGAGACGCCGATGGATGCGCCGAGGTCGACGTTGGCTGCGTCGTACCAGCGGATCCGCACCCCAATGGACGACCATGATCCGGCGGCGATGTGGACGCAGACCTGGGCCCGGAAATTCAGGCCCGCCGTGATGCCTCCGAATTTGCCGGACCGGATCGAGGACTGTGTTGCCGTGCTCGAGGTGACGGCGAGAGCGTAGGAGCCCTCGAAGAAAGAGCTGCCCCAAGGTGTGGTGCGGGCCAGCGTTGCTACGCCGCTCCCGGTCGTCCAGCCGCCGACACCCTGCTCGAAGCCGGAGTCGGCGTAGGACAGAACAGACCCGGCCTGGAGTTTCGGTGCGGCCGTGACGACGACTGTCTCCAGTCGCAGCACCTGCCCCGCAGATGCCGTGTCCAGGCCGGCCGCGACAGAGCAGGTGGCGGCGTTGCCCGGTGCGACCATGGAGGCCCGCTGCCGGTACATGCCTGTTCCCGGCGCAGCCAGAGTGGAGCGTTGAGCTCCTACCTGGTTGCCGACGCTGTCGTAGAACCGCAGCTCAAGCCATGCTGTCGACGCCAGTGTGGGCGGCTGGAGATAGGCGTAGGCCAGGTACTCGACGCCCGGCGTGACCGTCGGTCGGTCGACGGCGAGGATCGAGGCGTTGCCTGCGGCGACCGCGGTCATCGCGAGCGTCTCGCCGCCGGCCAGGTAGTTGTCGACGGCCCACGTGACCACCGGCGCCTGACGGGCGACGGCGGCGTTGACGACGGCCGCCCACGACGAGGCGTCGACCTCTGCGGACTCGGTATTGAACGGCAACAGGTTGCCGTTCGTGCGGATAGGCAGGCCGAGGTAGACGTTCTCCCAGAACTGGTTGACGTTCGCCGCGGCTGGGGTGGAGGACAGCAGAACCTGCGCCTTGGATGCCATTGCAGGTGCCGCAGCAGCCATGCCGACGCGGTGCCAGGCTCCGGACGCTGTCAGTGTCGTCTGCGACCAGCTGACGCTGACCTCGGTGCCGATCGGGGTCAGCCAGCGGATCCCGATCCGCTCCGGGACACTCGATCCGGCAGCGTCCGCGAACACCTGGTAGACGACGCCGGGCGTGACCGCATACGAGGAGACGGTGCGGGCCTGGACTTCGCCCGCTGCCGACGACTTGACCTGCAGGCAGCCCGCTCCTCCAGTCCGGCCGCCCACGCCCTGCAGCAGCGTGCAGTTCAGCTTGGCCGTCCACCCGGAGGTGTTCGGGTCGACGGTCTCGGTTGTCGCGCTGAGGAGGTTTCCGGGGATCGCCAAGAGAACCTCCTCAGCTCGCGTTGAGTACCTGGATGAGCTCGCCCTGGGCGTTATGCACTTCAGCTCGGGCGATGGAAGCGATGCCCTCGTTGCCGACCCACACGTTCAGCGACAGATCGCCGAGCTGCTGGCTTGCAGACCGGTTCGCCATCGAGGTGAGCGCGTTGGCCTGCGCCGTCGTGAACACCGGCTCCGGCCGGCCCGTGCCGTTGTTGACGAGGTTGAGGCCGGGCGGGATGTAGCCGCCGGAGTCGTAGGTGCCGGGCTTGAAGCCATACCAGCTGCCGAACAGCCGGTCGTTGTAGCCGCGAGCCCGGGAGCCCACGACGACACCAGCACCGCCGCGGCTTTCGACGTTGGTCTTGGCGATCGTTCCCGCCGTGTGGCCGACGCCGGCGTTGGTGATGCCGATCTTGAATGGGCTATTGCCGTGGTAGACCCAGCCGGGCGGGGCCGTCTTGCCCGAGAAGGCGCCAGTCGCCCACCTGCGGTGAGGCTTCTGACCTCGGATGACGGACTCGATCGCCGACATGAAACCGGAGCAGTCCCAGCTGGGGTTCCCGTTTCCGGCCCACTGGTAGGGCTTCCCGGCCTGCGTCTTCGCCCACTTCAGGCCTGCCGCGATCCGCGGTCCCCCGATCCCTCCGGCGCCCTTGTCGTCGGCCTGCTTGCTGTAGCCGAACAGGGCATCAATGATTTTGTTGGGGATGTGGCGGATCATCTTCCCGATCCCGGTGTCCATGCCGGGGAACCGGGCGAGAAGCGGGTCGACGACGTGCTTGACGCCTGCACGAGCCGACGCCTCCAGGGTGTCGGCGAGCCAACTGGCGCCCTTCTTGATGGCGTTCCAGGCGTCCGATCCGGCGCCCTTCAGTGCCGATCCGGCGGACTTGATCCATCCGAAGACGCCGCCGTCCGCGAACGACTGCACGATGCCGCCACGGGCGTACTGCGACGACCGGTCCGTGCTCATCGGCGCACTGCCTCCGAACACCGGCGCCAAGGCCGCCTTGACGCCCTGCGCGCCTCGCGAGGACGCGATCGAGTTCAGCGTGTTGATGAACCCCGAGCCGACCGCGCGGGTGAACTCGGGCCGCATGATGGCCTCGCCGCCGGACAGATCCAACTGCCCGCCCGTCGGCGAGAAGAAGCGGTGCACATCCCTGCCCGGGGTGTAGCCAGGCATGATGCCGCCGGAGGCGAACTCGAACCGCTTCAGCTTGGGAGCACCGAACGCCCCGGCGATCATGTTCCAGACGCCACGGATGCCGTTGTTGTACACGACATCCACCACGTACTGGACAGGGGCCTTGGCAATGCCCTTGATCTTGTCCCAGGCCGTCTTGATGCCCTTGCGGGCCCCGTCAAACGCGCCAACCATTCTGTCGCGCAGGGTGTTTCCCCACCCCGGGATGGTCTTGGTAAAGAAATCACGGATGGGGTAGAGCGTGGTCCGCTTGATTGCGGACCAGGCGCTGGACAAGCCGCGCTTGATGTCGTCCCAGTGCTTGATGATGGCCACGACTGCGAGGCCGATCGGCCCGCCGAGCGCACCGAGGATCCAAGGCCAGTTCCGCTTCACCCAGTCCAACGTGAACTGGAAAATCCCAGGGATGGTCTTGGTGAAGAAATTCTTGAACGGCCCAGTGAACCAGTTGACGACCGCCGTCCCGCCCGTCTTCAGGGCTGACCAGACTGCATCCACGGCCGTCCGGAACCAGCCGAACTTGGTGTACGCGTAGATGACCGCAGCAATCAGTAGGCCGATCAACATCGCAACCCTGACCAGCGGGTTCTGGTTCATGACGAAGTTGAAAATTGCCTGGGCGATCGTCCACAGCCTGACCGCGACAATGATCCCGTAGATCAGCTGGATCATCCACGGAGCCTTGTCCGCGATGATGCCGATAGCCTGGGCAACCCCGCCAAGAAGCCTCAGCAGCGGGCCCGAAAGCGGCGACAGGGCCTCTCCAACCTGAAGGAACGCAGACCCGAGCTTCCTGAAAGCGTCCCCGAGGAGCGGGGCCTTCTCCGACGCGAACGTCAAGAACCGCTCGAACTCCGGCGAACCCTTCAGCCCTGCACCCCAGTTGGCGAACCGCTTCGTGATGCGCTGCATGCGGGACGAGATGCCGTCCATGTGCGGCAGGAAGGCATCGACAATGCCCGCCATCCCCTTAAGGACATTCCCGAACGCGACACCCAGGCCAACGATCGCTGGCTTCACATTGGACTGCAGATCCTTCTTGAAGCCCTGCCAGAACGGTGACTTCACGGACTTCGAGGCCCGGTCCTGCAGCTCCTTGATCGCCGAAGCAGCACTCTTCACGAACGGGGTCAGCGTTGGCAGCATCTTCCGCAGCGACCCGAGCCCCCGCGTGAAAATCGGCATCACATCCGGCTGCAGAGACTTCGACCAGGCACCGAACGCGGTCCGCAGATCGAGGTACGCATTCATCGTGTCCCGGGCCGCCGGCGTCAACTTCTCCAGCTCAGCCCGGTACTTGGCCTGCGCGATCGCCGCCTGATCCACCCCGCCAGCAGCCCCCATCGAGGCCGACTGGATCGCTCGCTGCGCCGATGCGACCGAGTCCGCACCAGACTCCTGCGCCTGCACGACGCGCTCCTGAGCCCGCGCAATGTTCTCGGCGCCTTGGCGCTGCGCCTCCGCGACGTTCTTCTGTGCCTCGGCCAGCTTGTTCTGCGCCTCGGCGATGGCGCGCGTGTTCTCGAGCTGCGTCTTCGTGACGTCCTGCTGAGCGGTCTTCAGCGCCGCCGTCTTGTCGACGACATCCTGCTGCGCCGAAGCCAACTGCTCCTGAGCCGACTTCACGGCCTGTGAGCCCTCGACGCCAGCCTTGTTCGCCTTCGCCGTGTCCGTCGTGAGGCGCTTGGTTTCCAGGCGCTGTTCGTTGAGCCGCTGTACTGCCTGGTCGTAGGCGAGCAGCGCCTTCTGCTTGTCGAGGTCGCTCGCGTTGGCGTTGTCCAAGACCGCGTTGCGCCGTGCGGTCGCCTCGGTCAGGGCGATCTCGGCGTCCCGCTCGCTGAGCTTGGAGTCGGTGAGCTGGTTGTTCATGTCCTGCAGCTGCCGGGATGCCTCCGCGCGGGCGGCCGTCAGGTCCAACTGCGCCTGCCGAGAGCTCTTCTGTGCCTGCGCGAGATCCCGCTCGGCACCGTCGACCGCCTGGTTCGCCTGCTGCATGCGGTCCGCAGCAGCCGCATACGCATCCGCCAGGCCGGTCCGAGCCTGCTTCACCTGTGCTGCGGCCTGGGCGTTCGCCTGCGCTGCCTGCCGCACCGCATCGCCGACAGCACGCTGGGCATCGGCGATCTGGCGGGACGCATTGCGCTGCGCGGAGGCGAGAGACTGCTGCGCGCCAGCCATCTGCAAGGCCTTCGACGCCGCCTGCGAGGACGCCTGACCGCCCTTGTTGGTCGCCGCGGTAGCGGCATCCTGGGCAGCCTTCTGCGCCTGCAGCACGCCACCGATCTGCTTGAACGCGGGCACCGCGACCAGCGCGATCGCCCCGATCCCGGCCGCCGCCGCAACAGCAGCCGAAGTGATCGCACCCAAGCCGGCGGCAATCACCGGCAGAACCGGGATGAGTGCCGGGCCGAGCGCGAGGGCCGTCGTCACCAGCAGCTGCATGCCGCTGACATTCACGTTCACGGTCGCCGTCTGGCCGTCCAGCCTGTTGACGAGAGTCTGCATCGCTGCCAGCTGTGCTGCTGCGGCAGCCGCGTCCACACGGACGGCGACATCCGCGTCAGAAGCGGACAGTCGTTGCAGCCGAGCCTGGATTGCTTCGATGCGGGCCCTGGCCGTGGCGGTGTCCATGTCGACGCCGATGCGCACGTCCCGCAATGCGGTGAGCTGTGCGCGCAGCCGTGCGATCTCCACGTCGACGTCCGAGGAGTCGGCTCGGAGGTTGATGTTCGGGAGGGAAGCCTCCGCAGCCTGCACCTGTGCGCGCAGCCGCTGCCCGAACGTGCCGTCCGTCTCCACTCGTACCCGGGCAGGGTCGGCAGTCACCTCATCGATCTGCGCCTGAAGGGCCTGCAGAGAAGCGATAGCGCGGGCTGTGTCCGCCCGCACCGCGACATTCGGGTGAGCTGCTCCGAGGCGGCGCAGCCGCTCCTCGATGTCCGCCGCCTGCGCCCTGGCCGTCTCGGCGTCGATGTCGATGCCGATGGTCTTGTTCGACAGGGTCTCCATGCGGGCCCGCAGGCGCGCCAGATCAGCGTCGACACCCGTGTCCGACAGGCGGACATCGAGCTTCGGCATGCTGCGGAAGGCTTCCTGCAACTTCGCCCGCAGTGAGCGGGCGAAGGCGCCGCCCGTCTCTTCACCCTGCCGAGCTGCTGCAGGACGCGCCGCCTGGCCAGCCTGCGTGATGCCGTTGCGCACCGAAGTACGCAGCGCCGCAGTGATCCGGCTGGCAATCTGCTGGCCGATCTGCTGCCCGATCTGAAGGCCGACGTTTCCAACCTGACGCTGCAGCGCAGGCCCAAAAGCCCGACCAGCGGCGTTCCCTGCGTCCTGGCCCGCGCGCGTCGCGGCAGGAACCAGAGCACCCCTTAGCCGGTTGTAGATCCCCTGAGTGTTGGGGATGACATCGACCTCGACCGATCCGACAGAGATTGCAGGCACCGGGAGCCTCCTCCCAGTGCCCTACAGCGGGCGTTCCTTGAGCATCTCGAACAGGAGAGTCGCCTGCTCGTCGCTGATCTGCTGTTTCGGTTTCACCTGCTTGCCGCCCGGCCTACGAATAGGCTCAGGCGGTTTCGGCTTGGCCTTGCCCTTCTCAGTGTTCGCACTGGCGTAGGCGTAGGTCAGACCCGCTACTCGGTCGGCGACCACGGCAACCAGCTGCTCCAACTTCGACCAGCGATCCTTCTCCGGGTCACCCTTGTTGCCCTGCTCCGCAAGCTCCTCGTCCGACATCGCGTTACGGAGAACGGTCCACGTGGCGGACTCCGGCGGCAACCGCTGGATCAGCACCCGCAGGCGCCGGGACGTCATCTCGCCGCGGTGATAGGCGTCGAGCTGGTCGGCGTCACGCTGGTAGTAGAAGGCGAGATCCGCTTCTACCGCCTCCGCGTGCGCCTCGACGACGGAGCGGGTCCACGCGATTTCCCCAGGCTCTCACCCGAGTGGTTCGCGGCATCCGTCACGAAGTCGTTGAACTCGCCGTTCGTCGGATCGATCTCGAAATACCGGTCCAGGTCGTCCGGGTGCAGCACCAGCTCGGCGAACTCGTCGAACTGGCCGGCGTTCAGCAGCCGGTGCCACGACTGCCGCCATGCAGCCGGGGGGATGATCCGCAGATCCTCGTCGGCCAGCGCCGCGGTCACGTAGTGGCCTTCGGCTTCGATCTCCTGGGCGTCTGCTTCGGAGACGTCCTGCTCGTCGAAGTCCTCGTCGGGTTCGACGGTGCGGCTGGCCGGCGGCCGGGAAGCGGACCTCGCGGCGGTGCGGGGCTTCCTGCTGCTAGCAGTGGTCTTGCGGGGTGTGGGCATGGCGCGGGCTCCTTCTGTGGGGCGCGGGCGGGGTTGGGGGGTCGATAGAGGTGGGCGGGCCGGGCCCGCGCCGGCTGGCTATTCCAGCCCGCCCACCCGTTCAGGAGCCCGAGTAGACGGGCGTGGCGGGGATCTTGTCGACGTGGTAGACGGTGTTCCCGGACTCGTCCGGGTAGGTGGTGATCGTCCACTCGTAGCCGGACATCTCGTCCTGCTTGAAGGACACGTCAGAGCGGTCGTTGATCTCGCCCTGCGGCACGTAGAAGCCCTTGTAGGCGTCGCCGTCGATCACCAGGAACCAGAACGCCCTGCGGTCCGGAACGGGCGACGCGGTCTCGGCGAACTTGGTGATCCCGTCCTCGTCGGGCGCAAGGTCGGCGGCGTCCAGGCGGTACTGCAGCGACTGCACCGCGACTCGGCTCGTCTCCCAGACCGTGAGCCCGAACGTGCGCACCGACTTGGTGATCTGAGTACGGAACGGGCTGCTCAGACCCCACGGCGTGAACTCCTGCGAGTCCTCGTCGAACCCATAGGTGAGGCCGTCGTCGCTGATCGCGCCGAGCGGCTCCCACGGCGAGGCGGGCTGGACCAGCGGGGAGGCGGGAGCCGTCGAACCGACCGGCGCTACCCATCCTCCGCCGTTCGCGCCGACGAGCGCGAGGTCCGCGGCGCGGGTGATGTTGACCATGAGATGTCTCCAGACATGGAAGAGCCCGCGCACGGGCGGGTACAGGGTCCGGCGCGGGCCCAAAACCGGCCGTCAGGAGACCGGGTGGCAGAAGATTTCGTAGGTCGCCCCGACACGGCGGAGCGAGGTGTTCTCGTAGGGGCGGATCGCAGGCAGCGCGAAACTCCCGGTGCGGCCGAACGCCGCCGTCGCGCTCGTCGAGCCCCGGAGCTCACCGGTCACCCAGCTATGCACCTGGTTTGCCAGGGCGATCGCATCGGCTCTGGTCTCGGCGTACACGTTGATGTCGACGATGGCCCGACTCAGTTTCAGCCCGTCATCGTTGCCACCGGGGATCTGCTCGATCTGGATCGTCGGCAACTCGCCGGCCAGGTTGTTGTCCAGCTCATCCCGCACCACCGCATCCGGAAAGCGGGCGGTCGCACGGGTGATGAGCTCCAGTTCAATGTCGACGAGAGCAGTCACTAGTTCCGCCCACCCTGCAATGCTGCACGTAGCAGAACGTGATGGGCCGGACCGCCACCTGGACCGTTGCCGTACTCCACCCAGCGGGCGTAGTAGGCACCGTTCCGGACCCGGCCGACAGCCCTGTCCCGGCGGCGACCACCGCGGGAAGTGCTGTCCGCCTTCCATGCCGCCTTGTAGTGCCCGGGATGCGGCCCCCCAACGTCCACGGGAGAGATCGCCACCGCGACGCCCTTGATGCGCTCGGCTCGGCGCAGCATCTCCGCCTGGATCATCGGCGACTTCAAGAGCTGACCTACACCTTTGCGCTTCATCTTGAACCGTGCTGCCATAGCCCCTCCAAGAACTCACGCAACTGGGGGCGGACATGGACGTCAAGGGCGTGCTCGGCACGATCAGCTTCGACGGGGAATGGGTGACCATCACCAAGACGCCCGTCGGACCCAAGCCGGCACCAGTACGGATCCGGGCGGCCGACATCACCGGAACCCGCTTCAAGGCGGGCAGCCGTCTGTTCCACGGCTATGTGCAGTTCGTACTGCCTGGCAGTACGGCTGCGGGCGAGAAGAGCGGGCTGTCCCACGGCGGTCGCCCACCCTACGAAGACCCGCACAGCCTGTCCATCCCGCGAAAGAGCAACGACGCCGCCGAGAAGCTCGTCGCCGCAGTTGAGCAGGCACGGCCCTAGCCCGTCACCCGGTCCGCAGCGAACTGGATCGGCCCGCGAGTGCCGGTGAATGGACTGTGTCCCCAGTCGCCGGGCTCGCCGGTGATGTCGCACTTCACGCCCCGAATCATGGCCTGGTCTGTGGTGCGAATCGGCCTCCCGGCCGGGGCGTAGACCGTCCATCCGACGATGACCGTGTCTCTCGCCTGTTGCTTGTCTCCGCCCACCTGAGGCGTCTCCGCCCGTGGCGTGACCACGCAGCCGTCCAAGTCGAACGACTCGTCCGGCCCCGGCTCGGGCTGACCGCGCGGACCGCGGCCCGGCGATTCACCGGTGCGCAGGATCCGCACCGTCTCGCCGAAGGGATACGGGGCGGGCATCAGGGATACCCCCAGCCCGGCTCGTAGTCCTCCGCCCAGACGGTGCCATCGTCGAGCGGCCAAGTCGGCGACGGATCCGCAGTAGCCGGAGTCGGATCGACAGTGAACGCGCCCCCGCGACCTGCAAGGGACTTGAGCGCCGACTTGTCGGCCTTCGTCAGATACAGGCCACCCGAACCGGACGGGCGCTGCACCGACATCGGGCCGATCGTCTCGTAGGACACCTGCTGCGGATTCACGTAAGCGCGGCCGGCTACCGACAGAACGACCGCGTCCGCACCTTCTGGCAGCGGCTTCACGATCGTCTGGCACAGGCTGATCGCCTTGGCGATCAGCAGATCGCCACGGTTGCCGTCGATCTCACCCAGGCCTAGATACATGCCCAGCTCTTCGACGGTCGGCGGGGTGAATGCCACGACGCCTCCTATCGGGCCAGGCCCTCCACGACGCTGCACCAGGCAGCTAGGTCGACGGAGGGATCCAGTTCGGTAGAGCGGGCCTTGGCGCGCTTGAACGCAAGCCGGTACTCGGCAGCCGTGCCCAGCTTCCGCAGCACAGCTTCGTAGCCGGCGACGTCCTCCCGGTCGACGAAAATCCCAGCCTCGCCCAGCGACTCGCACAGACCAGGCGTCGGGTGAGCAACGACGGGGATACCAGACGCCAACGCCTCGCAGCCCGCGCGGCCCCACGACTCGTAGGACGACGGCATCAGCAGCACGCGGGTGCGGGCGTAGACCTTCTCCCGCATCTCGTCACCGGGAACATGCTCGACGATCTCAACGTTGGGCAGGTCCGGGAGGATCTGCTCGCCATAGGCGCCGCGCACAGCGATGAACTGCTGATCCGGCATCCGTCGGGCCAAGGCCTCAAGGACCTTCCCACCCTTCTCCGGGTTGCAGTTGATCAGCGTGATGGCCTTACCAGGCTTCGTCGCGTACTCCTCGGCGAACACCGGCGGGCGCACGATCAGAGACGACTCAGGCCGAACCGACTTCGGGTACTCGGCGAAGAACAGATCCGCCTCGACCTGCATCCACTGCGAGTTGTAGACAGCCAGAGCTGTGCCGCCCGCAGCAGCATCCCGGAACGACTGTCGGTGCGTGTTGTGGCACACGACCACCAGCGGCTTTCCGTACCCGCGGGCCATCGACGCCGTCGACGGCACCGTCTCCAAATGCCCGATCAGCAGGTCAGAACGCTTAACGGCCGCCTGAAGGTCAAGCCGCGACTCCAGCGGGATGACCTTGATGCCGCGGTACTCGTACTCCTTGTGGGCCTTGCCGTAGCGGGAAAGCCACACCTGCACGTCGTGGCCGCGCTCCACCAGAGGCCGCAGCATCGAGACGAGCATGTGCTCGGCCCCCGCATTGTGCTCCGGCGGCATCGCATGAACGCGGGCCACGATTCGCAGGGGCTTGGCTGCCCCGCCCGGCGCGGACACCGGGACAGCCCTACCCATCAGGCGCTACCGGACGGCGTGCCCGTGAACTTCACGAACGCGTCCGTGTCACCGATCACCAGACCGTAGTAGGCCTCGGCGAGCAGCAGGACCAGGTTCTCCTGGAACGCCGAGTGGACGCCGCCGTCCTCGTCGACGTAGGTGGCCTCCTTGGAGATCCGCACGGTGATGTCCATGCCGACACCGAACGCGGCCTGCGACCAGTCGCCGCCGATGCCACGCAGACCGGAGTCGCTGGACGCCGACTGCCGGCGCTGCTTGCCCGACACCGAACGGGAGTACGCGAGAGGCTCCCCGATCAGGGTGCCGGCCGACGCCATGTTCGTTCCCGGCGTGGTCGTGTCGACCAGGATCGGCCGGCCCGTCGTGTCCGTCGCGAGCAGCAGCTTCGGCTTCAGGCGGTGGTCCGCGACCGTACCGGTGTAGTCCCAGTCCGAGTCGATGACCATCTCCATGCCCTTGACCAGGTCGGCCCAGATGCCGCCGCTCGCCTGTGCCGTCGTGCCCAGAGCCACCGCGTTGGTGGTCTCCGCCAGGTAGTCGTCGAACGGACCGGTCGCGCCCTTCATGGTCTTGCCGTGGATCGCGGCGTGGTCGAAGGCGCGCGCGAACGCGGTCGGCAGGTCCGTCTGCAGCTGCGTCCACAGGCCGCCCGCGTTGGTCATGACGACCTCTTCGGCGACCGGGATGAGAACGGCGAGCTTCTTCGCCGTCATCTGCTTCACACCGACGGACGAGGTGGACAGGGGCTTCTTCGCCGCCTGCCCGACCCAGTCCGCGGTGGGCACGTCCATCGGGATCGGCACCGACGTGGTCGCGTCGATCGCCAGCGGAGCGCGCCGCGCCAGGGCCATGACCGCGGACTGCTCGACGCTCTTCTCGAAGATCGGAGCGGTCAGAGTCCTCGGGAGCAGTGAAGCGTTGACATCGGAGAGCTTGAGCGGGGCCGTAGCCACCATGATCTACTCGCTTTCAGCGACTACGTAAGCCGCGACTTGGTCCACGCGGCGAACTCGTCCGCCGGGGTGAGGGTCCGTTGGTTGTTGGCACCAGACGCCTGAGTGCGGTCCGGTGCGGGACGCCGCGGGCCCTCCTGGGGCTGGGCCTTCGCCCAGTGCGGCTTGCGCTCCAAAAGCGCCTGGAGATCCGCCTCGATGGCGGACTCGTCGATGTCGCCGTCAGAGTCGATGTACGAGGAGAGATCGAGCGCGCCAACCGCGTCCTCGGGATCCGTGAACGCGGCGCGATCCTCCGAGGGGGCGCCAGCCAGGGCCTGAACGCGCGCCTTCGCCAAGCTCTGGCGCGTCCTCGCGATCTGGTCGTTGGCCCGCTGCAGCTGATCGTTGAGACGCTCAGACTCCGTCTTCTCGGCGTCCTTGATGGCCTGCAGCTCAGCGGCCTTTGGCTCCAGCTCCTTCAGGCGCTGCCGGAGGTTCTTGGCCTCCTGGTTCGCCTTCCGGATCTTTGCCTCGGCCTGCTTCCGGTCGAACGGCCTCTCCTCGCCGCCGGACTCCGCCTCCTGGGCTTCCTCCGCCGCCTCAGTGCCGTCCTGCCCTTCGGTCGCCGTCTCCTCGACAGTTCCCTCGGTCCCGGACTCCTGCTGCTCGCTGTTCTGCTCGTTCTCTTCAGACATGGCGAATCGGCCCTCCAGGGGCTGTGGAAATGAGAAAGGCCGCCACCAGGGCGACCTCGTTGATCAGAAAGATCCGGGGAGCGGGTTCGAGTCGTGCTCCGCCAGTGCCCGCCTGAACAGGCGGAGTTGGTCTCCCGGATGGCCTTGGGCGTACTCGCGGTAGATGCGATCCCACTCCGCCGCATGCGGCGACAACTCGAACTGCTGCCCCCGGAAGACGGGGATGATCGCGCAGTGGCAGTTGTTGTGGAACTTCACCACCGACGCGTCACCGGTGAAGCGGTCATTCGCGTCTCGACCGGCGGTCTGGGCGTTCTTGTAGACGGCCCCGCGGGACGCCATGAGCTTGCAGAACGAGCAGGCGCCGAGCGCTGCGGCGCGCGCGTAGGAAACCGCCTCCCGATCCGCTTTCACGGCCTGCCGCAGGGTCTCCCGGCCGCGGTCGGCGACCAGCTTCTGGGCCGCCCCGTCCGCCTTCACGATCGCAGCCTCGAGTCGAACGTCGAACGGCTCCTGCTGCGCGACCGTGGCGTCGGCCTCATCGTGTGGCCACAGATCCTTCGTGGCCCAGCGCAGCGACGAGTCAACCTGCTCATCCGGCGGCGGATCGGCCAGCGGCACCGTGAACGAGCCGGGCACGCCGGCCGCCTCGCGCTCACCGTCGTAGAAATCGGCAGCCAGTGTCGCCGACGTCTCCGAATAGCGGGCCACGACTTCGGTCACCGCGTCGATCCACGGCGGCACAGTCGCCTGGAGGCGGTTCTGGTTGATAAGCCGCCGCAACGCCAGCAGATCCCGCAAGAGCAGGCGCGTCAGCCCACGCTGAGCCGCCCGCCACTTTCCGGACGATTCCGAGCCGTCAGAGGTTGTCGATGCCAAGGTCGGCCTCCGGTGACTGCGGCGCTGCCGGGGCAGCCGCCCCGGAGCCGAGTTCGGCGAGCCGGTCCATCAGGGCGCTGCTGCCTGCACGTCCGGCGGCGCGCTGCCGGTCTGCGCGGACCCGCTTGCGCTGGCTTTCCGTCAGCCCGGCCATCTCCAGCGTTACGTCGCTGTCGGCCGGCAGGATCCCTTGCTGAACGAGCTTCACGGTCGCATCCGCCTGGGCCGCGATCGTCGGCGTCGCCGGGTTCCGCCACACCGTCTCGATGCGCCGTGTCTTGTCCGGCGGCACCCCGTCACGCACCCACAGGGCGAGGCGCATCGCGTCCTGCCAGCCGCGCCCGAGTCGTCGGATGCGCCGTTCAGACTTCTTCACCAGCTTCGCTTCGGTCGACCGGATGGCGTCCGCGGAGGCCGGGTTGTCCGTCGTGTATCCCAACATGTGCGGCGGGAGACCGAACTGTGAGCTCATGATCCGCGCATACAGGTCGACGATCTTCGTCTGCCCGGACGGGTCGTGCGCAGGAAACTGGCCGACGTCGGGGACGTTGCCGTCCTCGTCCCGCTCCAAAGCGAGAACCCGGCCGATGTACGTCTCCCACGCCGACTTCGCGTTGCCCTCGGCGTCCTGGAACGCCGACTCGGACGCGCCGAGGATGTAGCGCTGCGGAGCGCCGAAGAACTCCGCCGCGACCTCGATACCCATCAGGCGCCGACACGCAGCGTCCGTGATCGACATGACGTCGTTGGTGATCTCCGACTTGCCGACTCGGTCCGCGGTGCGCTGCCGGTTCGCCAGCCGCACTACCGGGACGACGCCGAGGCCGTGCATGTCGCGCTCGACAACCTCCCAGCCGCCCGAGGTGTTCGGCATGGCCGTGATCGTCTGGTCCGGCAGGTAGAGCACGATCATGCGCTCTTCCGGACCCGACTCGATGTAGCTGTCGGCCGCGCACTCACGCAGCGCTGCCGTGCCCATCCGGAGACGGGCATCCCACAGCAGCGTCATATCGAGCGGCGACTCCACCGTGATCAGCGGCGGGCAGTCCCCTCCACAGTCGCCGGAGCCGACCGCCAGATACTCGCGGCCGTAGACCAGTGCATCCAGGTGAGCCAGCGACGACTCGTCGAACAAGTCGTTCGCGTCGGCGATCTCCTCCAGTTCCGTCGAGTCCGCGCCGTCAGCCCACCTGAACGCCTCCAGGTCGAGGCGCTCCTCCAGGGACTCGACACCAACGCGCGGCCAACCGATCACCGTGTGCAGGCCCTTGAGCTGCGGCGGGATCGAAATACCGAGGTCGCGGACCAACTGCTCGCCGTTGAAGTAGGCGTCCCGCAGCTTCAGCTCGTACCGGTCGCGCATCATGTCCGCACGCAGGACGTTGATCAGAGCGAGTTCGTCGTCCGACAGGAACGTCAGCGGGAGCTCGGGGGCGTAAGCGGTCATCGCAGCACCACCACCCGTCCTTTGCCGCCGGTCTTCTTCTTGGGCCGCTTCGGCGAGTTGAGGATCATGCGGCGCAGCATTCGCGCCCCGATCGCGCACACCGCGAGGTCGATCTTCCGTGCAGACTCACGGTGCTCCTTGCCGATCGTGATCCCCCAACGGTTCGTCCTGCGCCTCGCGTTGATCACGTGAGTACGCAGCACCTTGTGCCCGTCATGGATGAGCGTCCGCTCCAGCACGTCCGCGTGAGTCCGCTTCACAGCCTCCGTGAACGTCTCCTGATTGCGGGTATCACGCATGTCCCAACGCACAGCATGAGCCTTCGGGCCCGACATCACCGACCGCAGCGCAAGCTTGGAACCCCACGCCTGACCCCACGTGTCGATGTAGGCGTCCCAGTACATCTCGCCGTCGTCATCGTCCTGACCAGAGCCTGGGTCGGCGAAGAACGCCAGCACCTTGAACCGACCGAACGCGTTCTCGACGACGCCATGGACCTCGTCGCGAGGCACCCGGTAGGGCACGAAGCCTGGAGTGTTCGGCGCCGGCCAGTTCGCTGGCTTCTGCCACACGCCGAGCGCGGACACCAGCCCGTCCGACATCCGGCAGGCCGCCAGGCCCGTCGCGTCGTCCGACTTGGAGCCGTCGAAGAACAGGACGACCTCGTCGCCGTCGGCGAGCGCCAGGTCCTCGCGCTTGCAGGCGTCCCACTCGTAGCGGGCCATCCACGCGTCCTCGGCCGCGGCGATCTGGTTGTACCAGAAGCGGCGTGACCGGGACGGCGGGTTACGGACGTCGAGGATCGACGCCTTCAGCCGGCCGATGTCCAGCCACGTCGAATCCCCGCGGACCGCGCGAAGCGTCGGCTCGATCCACGCCTCTGTCAGTTTCGCCTCGGGCGGAGCCTCCAGCGTGTCGTAGAACAGCCCGACATTCACGGCCCGGCCGGCCTCCGCGGCCTCGTAGGCGTCCCTGGTCCGCTCCGCTACGGAGTCCTCGCCGGGTTCGAAGGCATTCGTGTCCGCCAGCGTCCTCGACTGCCCGTCGGCGCTCTTGGTTGCGTTGCGCTCGATCACGGCCGCCATCTCGTGGCCCGAGTTCGACTCCAGCCAGTGATGCGTCTCCCCCATCGAGGTGAAGGTTGGCCGCCCACCTTCCAAGGCGCGCGGCGACGACGTCACAGCCTCGACTCGAGCCCGGCCCTTGTCGGCATAGATGATTTCCTTGCCGAGGTCGATCCGGAACTCTTCGATCGCCCGCTTCGAGAGGATCAGCGGGAACAGCGTCATCGTGTTCCGCGTCTGATCCTGCGACACGGCCGCGATCTGCACCCACGCCGCCGGATGCTGAATCCCCAACGGCTGCCCCGGCTGGACACCCCACTCGTTGCCCTCGTCCGCGACCCCGTCAAAACGGCACGGCCCCACGAACTCGAACGCCGCCCACGTCGCCTTCAGTGGATCCTTGCCATGACCCTTCAGGCGCTGGATCACGCCGTCGCGCCATAGGAACCGGTTCGTCACCGGATCCATCGCGTACCACCACAAGGTCAAACGGGCCTGCTCGGGCGTGTACTGCCACGGCTTGCCGACGTAGTGCTGCAGGTACGTCTTCGTCCAGGCGAGGCACTGCCACCCCAGCGTGTACTCGGGCAGCAGGAACTTCCCGTTCGGGCCGCGCTTCCACGTCGGCCCGAGAGTGAAGGGTTCGACGACGTCCGGGACCTGCTCGTCAACCGCCTGCGATGTCACGGTAGGAATCCAGCGGGCTCACCGAAGCCAACCTCGGCCCGGCAGGCTTCTTCCGCTCCAGCTCCATCCGGGCACGGCGACGGTCACCCTCGGTCGTCAGCAGTGACGCCATCGCGCTGTTGAGCGCCGCGACGTACTGCCCGTTCGGCGGCCGATCCTCCGACAGTCCGCGGGACATGAGCTCAGCGACGTAGCGGGCGACCGCCCAGTCCGACGGCTCGTAGAACGCGGCCTGCCCAGACTCGCGCAGGCTCAGGTACCAGTCTGTGGCGATCGGATGCCACAGCTCGTTCGGCTCGGGCAAGTCCGGTAGATCCTCGGGAGCCCCGGACGGGGCCTGGACCAACTCGGGGCCGTCGTCCTTGTTGCGGCGACGGCGTTCCTCGGAACGCTTCGGGATAGGTCCGTGTGCGCCCATGACGACCTCCAGGGTCAGAGCACGCCACCAGGGCATGCAGAGGGCTGGAAACAACGACGCCCCACCCAAGGACACCGCCGGGGCGTCAGAGCGAGGCGATCAAACCGGCTGCATCAGGCAGCTCGGCAAGGCTGAGCGGCGTACCCGGAACCCGGTCGCCGACGATCATGTAGCGGCGATCCGAGTACACCTCGACCGCCAACTCCCCCTTGCGGATACGTCGGCCAGCCGGGACCGCGCCACGGAACCACAGATGCAGGCCGGTACCCGACCGGCCACGCTCCATGTACGTCGGCGGCAGCTGGTCCACGATCCCCTGCGCCCAGGGCAACACCTGGCCGTCCTCGACCGCATGGTCCAGGTCGACAACGACGATGCCGTCGCCGGCCGTCAGCACGAAGCCGACACCATCACCGGTGCAGGAGGCCGCAGCCGTCGAGTAGTCCGACCAGGACGAGGGATCCTTCACCGAGGCGAAGCGGCCGTCGATGCGCATCGGAACCTTGCCCTTGTGTCGCACCCAGCGGGGACGCGAGGTCAACTCGGCCGGGATGCGGGCCTGCTGCTCGGCCATCAGCTCCGCGTCGCGCTGGCGCTTACGGGCCCGAGCTGCGAGGACGCGGTGCGAGTCCGAGCAGTAGCGGCGGTCAGACCGGTGCACGACCGGCAGCTCTCCCCCGCAGTGCTCGCACTTCTGAAGCGTCCCTGGCATGAGTCCAGGATAGCGGGCCGAGTTAACGGCTATAGGCGATTGACCTGCACAGTTACTGATCCGAGACGAAGTCCGCCGGAGGGGGGCGCCGCGCCGGCTCGACGTCTCCGCAGGTCAGGGCCCTGGGAACCCGTACACGGGGTCAGGTGCTATACGGGCCCGACCCCAAAATAAAGTTGATCTTGGGATATCCCCCCAGGTGATCTTGGTCTGCATGATCTTGAAAAGTTTGAATTGGATCAAGGAATTTCAATCCCAATGGATCTTGAGATGATCTCGAACACCTGAACCTTGATCACATCGAACAGTCAATCGACCTTCGCTGACTGATCACTCAGCTCGACGAGTCGACACTGACCATGACCACATCGCCTGCCTCACCCTCGCCTGCCCTCGGCCGGCACGCACCCTGGGTGGGTGGGGTGGGGGCAGCGCCTGCCCTACCCCTACCGCTCCCGGCCGCCGAGGGAGGCGTGCACCAGCAGCCACCCCGTCGCCCGTCCTCCTGGGTGACGGGCCTGACCTCAGGCCGGCTGACACGGTCGGCTTCGGAGCGACTCGGTTGGCCTATCGCCCACGTCCCTTGATCCCTCGGTTGGCCTTCGACCCGGGCCAGATCCCGGTGGCCTCGTGGAAGCGAAGCGCGCAGTAGCCTTTCGCGCGCGGCCCCATGAAGCGCTGCACCCTGGACACACAGCGCGTGAACGATCCAGAGCGAGGCGCGAAGCCGATGCCAGCCGCCTTACCTCGACTGGTGGGGCGGTCGCTCCAGTAGCGGCGCCCTTCGCGGACGATGCGGCGGTTGGACTTGGCGCGGCTGGCCACAGTCGGTCACTCCTTCTGCGGCGCGGACTCCTGGCTGACGGGCTCCTGGTCTTCGTCTACCCGTTGGATCTGGGCGCCTAGTCCTGCGGGAATGGCGAGGCAGATCCCGGCGGCGTCGGTGAAGACTGCCCATCCGTCGGTGACATTGAGGCCGAGGTGGGGGTCTTCGATGAGGACGTCGTCACGCTTCTGGTCGCGCGGGTGGACGATCAGGTAGGCGGTCACGTGGCGGCGTGCCGAGGGAGCGCCACACCAGGAGCAGCGCGGGTCGAGTCCACGTTGCGCGGCGTGCCGTCCGTGGCGGTGGAGGTATCGCATCCGAGCGGCATAGAAGCGCGAGTAGGTATCGGAGTACAAGCGGTACAGGCCGCCGTGTTCGCGCTTGAAGCTGGGGACGCGCTCGTAGCAGAACTGCTGGAGTGCGTTCACAGTGCGGGCCTCTCGCTCACAGGAGTCCGGGGTGTTGCTCGGGCGGTCGCTTCCGTCCGGCTTGGGGGTTGGCGCGCTGTGCGTCGTTGCCCTCGGCCGAAGACTTCTGCAGGTGGCAGGGTTCGCAGACTCCTTGTAGGCGATCCTCTGCGTGGTCGTCCGTCTTGGCTTTGACGTGGTCACAGTGGCTGGATGGCCGCACGCCGCAGATCTTGCACACCGGGTCGCGGGCGAGCACCTTGGCGCGGATGGTCCGCCAGTTCGACGGGAGCCGGCCCTTGCGGTCCGAACCCTGCCAGCTGCCGCTCACGGCTGCGACTTGGCGTTGGGGTCATCCTTCTCGCCGGGTCGCCAGTCCGTGAGGAGTTCCAGGGTGAGCGTGTAGTCGTCGGGGTCGTAGCCGGTGATCCGGTAGACGACCTGGTCCGCGAGGACGATGTCGCCTGCTTCTACGCGGAGGTAGAGGCCGGGGTGGGTGAGGAGTCCGACGTCCATCTTGGCCCGCTGGGGAGCGGCGTCGACGGTGACGCCTTTGCCGAGGTGGCGAGTCACTTGCACGTGCCCGTACTCGGTGCCGCTCATCGCTACTCCTCGGGGCTGCGTTCGGTGTCGCTGCCGAGCGCCCAGTTCGCGAAGCCGGTGCGTTGCCCGAACGGACTGCTGGCGACGACGACGCCGTACAGCCGGATGGCGGCCGCTTCGGCCGCATCGAGGGCGCCGTCGCCTTGGGCTTCGATGGTGATCTCGCGGACGCCGTCGCTGAGCTTGACGGTGACGTCAGGCACGGGGCTGCCCTGCGTCGTCGTGCTCACTCCGGTACTTGGCGAGGGCTTCGCGAACGCCGTCTTCGCTACTGTCGCTTGAGTCCCACCATTCGACGGCTTGCCACAGGTCTGCGAGGCGCCGCATGCGAACTTCGGTGCGGATCGCCCACTGGTTGAGGAGGACCACCAGCTCTTCGGTCTCTTTGGCGGCGTCGTCTGCGTAGCCGAGTTCGGCGAGCCGGTCGGCCATGGCCTTCAGGGAGTTGCGCCGGGTGAGGAGGTCTTCGAGGTCCACGGCAGCGCACAGGTAGTTGTAGCTGCCGCCGCTCATCGCTGGGTTTCCCTGTTCAGGGCGTCGGCAAGTTCTGCTTGCGCCTTGCGGATCTCGTCCTGAACTTGCTCGCGGAACTGCTCGAAGTCGGGCTCGACTCGAATCTTCAGCGGATAGCCGTCAGGGTCGACCGGGACTTCATTGGCAGGGATCTCGATGGTCTCGTTGAAGACGAGGACTTGTCGTGCGCCGATTTTCTCGGCTACGCCTTCCCATTCGGAGGCGGGGGCTTCCTGATCGGCGCCGAGGATGTAGCGCTGGTACTCGTGCTGGTCGACGACGAGCACGAACGGAGTTTCCTCGGTGCCGTCGGGACGCTCGACGGTAGGGAGTTCGAGGATCTGCAGGCGGGCCATCAGCCGACCGCCTTCCCAAGCGTCGGGAAAGGGCGCCGGGAGTAGTTGGCGCCCGCCCAGGAGATGACCTCTCCGTCGGCGGAGGCGAACACCTCGGGGCCGAGCACCGTGACGTCCCCGTCCTGGTACGGGTACGCGGCGGCTCCCTTGGTGTCGCCCTCGCGGTGGACGCTGCGCACGTTGGCGACAGGTGCGAGGGCTACGACCTTGCCGTCCTTCACGAACGTGTAGTCGCAGGCGCTGGAGTCGTATTCGACCCCTTCGGCGTCGACGGTCTCGGTGTTGCCGTCGAGGTAGTTGATCGTGTAGCGGGCCATGGCGCGGGCTCCTGCGGGGTGGGGTTAGGTGTTGAGTGCTCGCCTCACGCCTTCTTCCAGCGTGACGGTGGGCACGTAGTGGTCGAGCATCCGGGACGGGTCGCAGACTCGGTGGTGTACGCCGCGGGGTGCGTCGGCCCGGTGCTTGAGCTGTGGCCGGTAGCCGGCGGCTGTGGTGACGATGCGGGCCAGGTCGTCGAACGAGGTGGCGCGTCCCCAGCCGAGGTTGACGGGGCCGGTGACGTCCGCGTCGAGGAGGGCGAGGGTGGCGCCGACGAGGTCGTGGATGTGGATCCAGTCGCGTGTGCTGTCGCCGGATCCCCAGATCTCGAACGGGTCGTCGCGCCGCTTGGCCCGCTGGATGAACGCGGGGAACGGGTAGCAGGGCTCTTGGTCGTCGCCGTAGCCGCTGAACGGGCGGGGGATGAGGATCCGGCAGCCTTCGGCTTCGGCGTAGGAGGCGAGCTTCTCCCCCGTGAGCTTCGCCCAGCCGTAGCTAGCGTCGGGCTCTTCCATGTACGCGAGGCTGATGTCCTCTTCGTATAGGCGCCGCACGTCGCCGGGCTGCTGGAGTGCGACCGGGTAGGCCGCTGAGCTGCTGAAGTAGACGGCACGTGGGGTGCCAGTCCTGATCAACCACCGCATATACCAGGCGTCGAGGGCCAGGTTCGTGCCGACACCGAGGGGACTGCCGTCGATGCTGGCCCGGCCGCCGACGATGGCCGCGCAATGGATGGCGAGGTCGTACCGTTCCTCGTCGCGGCGGAAGAAGTCGAGGGCGTCACCTTCGAGGACCTGGGGGCCGGGCTTGAGGTCGATGCCGACCACGAAGTCACCGCGGTCGAGTAGCGCGCGGTGCAGGTGTCGACCGACGAACCCGGACGCGCCGGTGAGGAGGACGCGCATCAACTGCTCGCCTTCACGGCGCGGTAGACGCCCCACGGGAGTCCGCTGTCGACGGGCTCCAGGCCGAGGGTGGCGCAGGCGTCGGCCTGCTGTTCCTTCGACCAGGTGGTGACGCCGATCCAGCTGTCGGCCTCGCTGGGCTGGTCGGAGACGGGCCAGTCGAGGACGAGGATCCCGCCGAGCTTGGTCGCGGCCCGCAGCTTGGCGATGATGTCGAGGCAGTCCGTGTAGCTGTGGTGGATCAGGACAGCAAGGCTGTAGACGGCGTCCATGCGGCGGCGCCCGAGGTGTCGGGCGATGCCGTCGGCGTCGGCCAGCACGGTGTCGGCGTCAGGGAGTCGCTCGGCGAGCCGTTCGAGCATCCTCTGCGAGGAGTCGACAGCGGTGACCTCGTAGCCGTGGACAGCCATGGGGATGGCGACGCGGCCGTCACCGCAACCGAAGTCCATGACCTTCGTCCCGTCGGGGATGACGGTGGCAAGCATCTCCGCCTGAACCTGGCCAGACTCCCAGTAGGCGTCCTCGGAGACTCGTCGCAGCGGATGGATCGCAGCCGGGTCGGCCTGATCCCAGGCCTGAATGACAGCTTCGGCGGTCATGCTGCCTCCTCGACGAGCTTCCGCAGCTTGACCAGGTCGGCTTCGAGGCCGCCGTTGTCGCGGTAGTCGTAGTAAGCCGCCGAGTCACTGCTCACCTGCTCGGGGCTGTTGCACTCCTCGTAGCCCGCATCGACGGCCGCCTTCTGCGCGGCCGGGTGCAGGTGTTCGATGACCATGTCGGGCAGGTACGTGATCCGGCCCATGCCGCGGCCCCAGTCCAGCCAGCAGAGATCCAGACAGAGGTGGACGAGCGCGGGTGGCGCCATGTAGCCGAGCGTCTCGACGATGTCCGCGGTCATCGCAACTGCGGTCGGCATCTGCTCGCCCATGAGCAGGTCGTTGCCGTAGACGATGCCGGGCCCGCCCGACAGGCACTCGCGGAT